ATGGTAGCAGAAGCCATAGCGTATTGCAGGTTGCGCTTTTGCTGCCCGGTATTAGCCTCGAAGAGTTGGGACTGTAACCCTCTCACCTGCTGGAAGGTGCCCAGGTGCATCCTCTGCTGTTGGATGTCACCCAGCATCCCCATCTGGAAGCCGCCCTGGGTCGCCCATTCGCCGGTGCCCATCTGGTAGGCTTGGCTCTGCTGCATCTGCTGGCGAGCCATCTGCATCTGCTGGCGTTGGCCTATGGGGTAGATACCCCCGCCCGCCCCTTGCTCATAGAGAGGCTGTGCCCCTTCTACCAAGCCGGGCAAGCCAAGCGCCTGCCGCATCCCTAGCATGGCCTCGCCACCACCCCAGCCACCGGCCATCATGGAATAGCCAAGGGCAGTAGTGCTGAACTGGGTCATAGAGGCCATCTGCCCGTACTGTTGGGCGCTGATAGCACCGGTCTCCAACATCCGGCGAGCGGTCGTCTCTGCCCCAGCACCCCAGCCGCTAGGCATCCCCATAGCCCCAGCTATAGCGCCTTGGCCTTGATCGCTTTGGCCCCATAGCTGCTGAGCCTGTGGCGTGACACCGGCTTCCTGCATCTGCTGGAATTGCTGGGTGAGTTGCCACGCCTGCTGCGGACCACCCCCAAGGGCCTGATAGGTAGGCGCAGCTCGCTGCATGGCCGTCTGCCACTGGGTATATCCCTGTAGATCCGTTGGTGCAAGCCCCGTCATCATATAGGCGTCCTGCGTGCCCGGCATAAAGCCAAACGCCTCTGCACCAATGCCTACCCGGTTTTGCTCCCGGCGCATTTGCTCCTCTGGGTCAATGCCGCGCCTATAACGTCTCTCCCAACGATCTTCCCCAGTACGAACGGTGTGCCATTGTCCGGCACGCTCCTGTTCTAGTTGCTCGGCATACTGCGCCCTTACTTCTGGCGGTAGGCCCAAGAGTTCCCCCATTGTTCCATACTGCTGGGCAATTTGCGCCTGTGCCTGCGCCTGTGCCTGTGACGTGGGAGAGGTCGCCCCACCAACAACCATAGCCGATGGAGTACCAGGTGTATAGCCCATAGCACCGGCAATGGGCAATGCTCCATATTGCTGCTGGGCCTGTAGCTGGAGTTGCCAAAGGGGAACACCCTGGTCTAACTGCTCTGCGTACTGTTGGACGACTGACGGGCCAATCCTGACACCAGTCTGGCCCCCGATGCCACCCAGCATCTGTGCTGCCATCTGTTGCCGGGTTTGGCCTCCCTGCGTCAGAGGCATACCCTTGAAGTATGGTGCCAAACCGGCCCCTGGCGCAATACCAAGCGCCCGGCCCACGGACATAGCCGCACCCATCGTTGGTTCCAAGGTGCCGCCCATAGCCATAGGTGCAAGTCGCTGCATTTGGGGAAGTGCGCGACCGGATATAAAGTCCTCTTCTGTGTAGCCCATTAAGCCCAGGGCTCCGGCTGCTTGGAATTTCTGTGCCGGGTCCAGGCCCTCGATCTTCATATCTTGGATGTGGATAGCTGCATTTTCAATACGAAACTGCCCAGTCCTGATATAGTTTTCTGCCCCGGCTTCAAGCTCTTGCGTGAACGCTTCGCGGCCCGCTACGGCCCTGGCGGCTACGCCAAGCGCACGAGATGCAGGTTCAGCATAAAAGCCCTCATCCTCGGCGGCCCTTGAGAGCGAACGGACCCCTAGGCCAAGCCGCTGCATGAAGCTTGGCTGCTTTCCGGTCATGGCTTGTCGGTACAGTTCTTCGGGTGCCGCTTGTTGATAGGCTTCACCGAGGTACAACCCTGCTGCCACTGGAATGCCAACGCCCAAGCCGATAGTACCCGCCGCCGCACCAATGGCCCCACCGGTACCTATGAGGCCCCCTGCCCCAACTGCACCACCGAGGTTCTGTGCCGCTGCCGCTGCCCCTGCTACCTTGCCAATGGTCGAAGCAACAATCCCGGCTCCAAGGCCCCACTGTGCCCCGGTCATAGCTGGCCCCACCGCACGACCCAGTCCAAGGCCAGATTGGTAGTCCGGGGATACACCCATCATGTTTGCCAGCCCGGCCCTAGCCTCCATAGAACCAACGCCCATGCCCTGTTCCCAGGACCGCTTCTGGGCTTCCCATGCCTGTATCTGGCCCATAGGCGTCTGCATGATAGACTCAGCAGGAGCGCCCATTGCCGTGCCAAACTGTACCTGTGCTGCACCAAGGCCCTGCGCCTGGCTCATCCACTGGTTAACGGGCTGTCCCAAGATATGCTTCACCCCGGCCAGTTTGAAGTAAGCTCCGCCAAAGGTGAACTCACCAAACATCTGTTCAGCGGCGGTGCGTGCTTGTTGCCCTCGACCACCGCCCCCAACGCCGGCTGGCCCCCATGCCTTCGTGGTCAACTGAGCCAGTTTGGCTTCTTCGTTCATGTTCTCTAGTGCATAGCGCTGATCGACAATACCCTTATAGGTTGGCTCTCCCTCCAGGGGTCGTTCAAAACGCTTGGCTGTCCTGTCCCAGTAGCCAGAGATGTGTTCAGAGAGTGGCCCCTGCCGTCCCCACGCCCCCAGGTCCATGCTAAGCTGCTGCTGTTGTTCCTTGCTCAGCTTTGTACCGGCCGTAATCTGCTCCTTGAACTCCTCAAGCCGTTTGACAGTAGGTTCAAGCTCCTTATTGAGAGCTTCAAAGAGCCTATCTGTCTGTTCAAGGACACGCTTAGTGCCTTCGGGTAGATCCGGTGGCCCCTCGGATATTCTGGCCCCCACGCTGGTAGGCGTGGCCCAGAATTTACCCGATACTGACTCCCCCCCGGCAGTGGGCATAGGCATGGTCATGTGTGGGACACCACCTGCCATCTGCATGGTGGGCTGTGGTCGTCCCCTGGTTTGAAGTGGCGGCACGGCCTGACCAGGAGTGCCCGTCTGGCCCTCAGTTGCTATCTGTGCCTGCGCCTGCTGGAACGCAGTTTCATTCCCTGCGACCGCCGCAGCATTTGAGCCTGACGGCCCAAAGATTTGGTCTTCTGTCAAGCCAGGGGTAATGCGGCCTGGTCCAGAAATGGCCTGATAGCCTGGTAGCCCGCCTGATAGAAGGCCCGAATAACCCCTACTGCCCCAACTGCCCCCCGTAGGATGGGCCGGCATTGCTGCTGTAGCAACAGGCGGCTGAGGGGGAACCTGCCCACCACCACCACTGGCGGCCGCTTGGGGCGTGGGTGCCCCAACGTTTTCCATGGAAACGGCCTGGGTTGCTAACTGCGACGGCCCACCTAGCTGACTAATAGCATCACCCAGGACCCTGGTAAGCCCTGGTGCCATGCCGGTTCTCTGCATTGCCGTCACCCCGGCCTCGACCAGCTCTGACGGTGACTGCCCCCCAGATTTGATGAACGGCTTCAACGCCTTACGGGCTTCCCCCTGTTCCAGCTCTCTCTCGCCCTGCTCGCGCAAGACCTCATTAGGTCCCATCTTGCCAGCACGACGCCGGACACCAAACTCAGCAATGTCCTTCCATACCGTGGAGCCGAAGAATTGTTTGCCCGCTGCCTCTGAGACGTTGCCCCCCGTCTTTAGTGCCTCCTCAACCCTCTTGGCCCCTGCCTTTGTGGTAGTTAGCATCTCGGCGCGAGTAGCCTCTGAGAATTCAGTCATGCCCCCAAACCAGCGGCCAATATGGGCAGCAGCGCCAGTTGGACCACCCACAAAACCACCCTTTGTTAGTCCTTGGGCCTCAATCTCCTCTGGTGTCAAGTAGGTAGGATGCCAACCCCCAGGCATTTTGGCCTGTCCCGTTGCCTCATCCACCTTACCCGTTGCTCCATAGGTTTGTCGGAAACTAAGCCAGGAACGCATACCAAGAGAGTATTCACCAACGTCAAGGGCCTTTTGGATACCTTCTGCCAGTCCCCGCTTGCCCCGCTCTGTCCTCATGCCCGGTGCAATGCTGCGGTTGAGCAAGTCATAAGTAATACCCATGTATGCCTTACTCTGAACGCCGCGAGCCGTGCCCTCTCTAATCTCATCGTCACCCAGAGCATGACCAAACGACTCCCCAATGCCAGCCATGATCTGCTCTTTGGTGGAGTACTTCCGGATGTCCTGAATCCACTTGGCAATCTCGTTGCTGCCCTCGTCACCGGCCCCTAGCCAGCGGGTGATGCCCAGGCCCCTACCGATATGCTGCTTGGCCTCTCCCTCGGTGAAACCAGCGCCTTGCAACTCACGTAGCACTGGAGCATAGGCCCTCGACGCCGTGAATGCCTGCATCCTATCACGCATGGCCCCAGGTAACACAGATTCAAAGCCGCCCAATAGGGTACGGACACGGTTGCTCTCCAGGGCTCTCTGCATCAAGGTGGGCGCTATCGTGGGCGCTTGTTTGTACTGCTTGGCAACGGGATCCCAGTTCCCCAACTGGCCCCGCAGCTCCTCTGGGTTGGTCCACCTTGGTCCTTTCTCGCCAAAGCGTACCGACGCACCCATAACGGCTAGATAGCGGTCAGCATCAAAGTCGCCCCGATTAACGGCCGCATCCAGTGGCGAGACCGCCAATTCATTCCCCGTAAGGGCTAGCTCCCCACCGCGCTCCCTGTATTGTTGTTCGCCCACTAGGCCAAAGATACCGCCAAACTGGCCTACATCAGAGATAGGGCGACGGTGGCCGGTGCCCAGCATGGCCCGTGTACTCAGCATGTCTTGGAACTGTTGATGGGTCTCGTCGCTACGCAGTTCGGGCCACATACGGTTCAGGCGCTCCCTGCCCATTGCCATCTCACCAGGACCCAGGGCCAGTGAACCGATATATGAGCCTTCTGTCGCCTGCTGTAATTGTGTCCCTACTGCCCTTTGCTGCACGCCCCCATGAGAGGCAAAGGTCTGTAGTTCTTCCGCATATTTCCCATGACGCTCCAGGAATATGCGCTCTGCCTCTGTAGAGGGTGCGCCCTGCATATTGATAGCGGCCCCCAGTGCCTGTTGATACGCTACTCCAAAGGCGGATGTCTCTTGCTGGCTAAAGCCCGCGCCAATGGTGGATGATTGCGTAGTACCCAGGCGGCGCATGGCACTGGGCGACATCATCAACTTTTCACCGGCACTCGTGGAGGTAGTAATTCCTGTCCCCATGCTGGCCCACTTCTGACCGGCAATCTCGGCCAGTGTTGCCTGGGGAACATCCTGTAAGGTGCTGGCCCCAGTGTGGAGCATGGCTTCTTCCTGGACCGCCGCCCAGTTCAAGGAGCCAATGTCACGTGTTGCGCCGGGACTGGCTATGTCTCCCGTGGCATAGCGAGCATGGCGAATAGCTTGAGCGTATGGCTCGCGGGCTACCTGCCCATAACGCTCCATCCTGCGGGCCGTCTGTGGATTTTGCTCCCACATCTGGGCCATCTCTTCTGGATTGAAACGTGTACGCCCAAACTCCCACTCACGCCGGGCCTGGATTAGAGCGGGAACCTCAAGGCCCCAGCCCGTACCAGACACCTCATACATCCCCCGCCCGGTTGGAGTGATGCCCGTAACTCCAGGTATGGCCGCCCTCTCGATGAAGCCGGGTATCTTGGATCGTATCTGGCCCGGCAGTTTGCCAAGAGCGCTTCCCAGGGCAAAGGGGAACAGGTTACCCCTAGCGACAGTCTTTTGCCAGGGCTGTGGTTTAAGGTTTTCTTCTGCATACCCCTTAAAGATAGCGGCCATGGCCGGATCGTTTTCAGGACCCCAGCGCACGCCCCCGCCCTGCTCTACCCGTAGTGGCACACCCGCCCGTTGCGCCCTCTGTTGTAGCTCGGGAGTACCCAGAGCACCCAGCGTCATACCGGCCATCATGCGCCAGTTTTTGACATCAGAGACTACGAATTGGGCATTGCTGCCAGGGAACATGCGGCCAATATCTGCCTCTGGGACCTGTGACTTGACGCCACCCCACTTGACAGACATGCCGCCGCCCTGTAACTGCCACTCCATGTCTACGTAGCTCTTTTCTCCCTCAGTGCGCAACCCAATTTGCCGCAAGGCCGCTTCGTTCCAGTTCTTTGGGGGAGAGAAGGTCTGTGGCGTTCCGGCGATAGAATAGGCAGGAGCTGGATAACCTTGTCGTGCTACCATGCCTGCCGTCCCCAGTTCCAGGCGTGATACATCTTCTGCCCGAATGGGAACTGATTGAACCGTCTTGCCAACGGGCGTTATCCCTCTGGCTCGATAGCCCTGACCGGCAAGGTTGGGCACCCCGAAGCCAAACAGGGTAGTCATCCGATAGCCGGTCTCTGGCGCGGCTGCACCCTGAGCGATGATAGACGATTCAACCTCTTGCTGGCCCAGGATACCTACCTTCTCCTGTGCCGACAGTTGGATCTGCTTGGCTACCTTGGACGACGCTGCGCCAAAGTTGGTAATGCCCCCTGCTTGCACGACGCCAGGGATGGTAGAGAGCGTGCTGATATTCAGGGCGCGAAGGGGCTCCCGGCTGTAGGCAAGCCCCTCGTCATCGTAGACATCACCCCCGCCACCGGGACGCCAGTAACGGCCTTGCATGGTTGTATACTGGGTTAGTTGCCAGGGAGATACATACTCGCCCGGCCCGGTCTCCACTGTCTGCATAGAGGCCCGGCGAGCTTGTAGTTGTTGAGGGTAGGCTTGCGGATAGTTCTCTGCCCAGCGTGGCTCGCGGCCAAGGTCCGCCCTGATCTGGGCACCGACAGCACTATAGCGTTGTTCTGCCGTCAAGTCCTTGCCCTTTGCCTCGGTACGAGCTGCACCCGTCCAGCCCTGAGTCATCTCATCCATGCGCTGCTGGATGGACTTGACTACTCCCGTAACGGGGTTGACTGTAGCGGTAGGGCCGATATACTGCCGGGAACCAGGCAAGCGCAAAAGGGGCTGATCGTATGGCCCTTCTTCGTGGCTAATGCCAAAGGATTGCAGCCTACCCACGTAAGCAGGCTCTACTTTCGGCCCGGTATAAGACGCCGCATTTGCCTGGACAAGTAGCCTAGCCTGCGCCTCGGTGAGGTTTCCTGCTCGCTGTGCTGCCATAGCTTCTAGCGTAGGATCCCCAGAAAGCCCCGCTATGATTTCATCAACGCTCTTGGGCATGTTCCCAAACCTTCCCCGCCAGGTCGATCATCTCCCACGTCCATGCTGGCTGATCCAGCAGGCCACCTTCTACCAACAGGTGCCCCGACCAGCGCCTCAGCTCAAAGTACCATTGCAGATACACCGGGGGAGGCTTGGGCGGCGTGGGCCTCTGATCTGGCGCTCCCCCAAAGTCGGCTTTCCACTTGGTAGCTCTTGCTTGGTAGTCGTCTACCGCAATGGCGTAGGCGCGAACCTCATCCTCCAAGGTCCGCGCTAATCTTCCCCCTCCTCGGCCTCCTGGCCCCTGGCAAAGGGTGGGTGCCACTTCCGCAGCTTCTCGGCAATCTCCTCAGCAAGGTCATCAGGCAGCGAGAACCAGGCCGCATAGAACCTGACCTCTATCCTGTCAGAGATTGCACCCTTTGGCGCACGACAAGAAGCGCCTGGCTTGAACACGAGCTTGCCATCCTCGGTGGGGATGTTGCACTCGACCAGGCACATCTTCACCTGCTCCCTGTCCACGACGGCCCAGGGAGTGGTGTTCATCTGCGTAATCTTGCGACCCGCATCCTCATATTGGATGGGGGTTTGGGAATACAGCTCAGCGATCTTCTCAGCTTCCCAGCGAGCCGGGCGCTGAAAGATAACGTAAGAATCCCCATCAGGATCGTACTGCTCCAGCCTGATAGGTTCCGACAGGACAATTCCCTCAAGTGGTTTTGCCATTTTCATTCGCTCCTTTAGTTCTAGATATTCGGTTATACGGGGGACGGCATCAAGGACTAGGCCCCTTTGCCGTCCCCCACTATGATCCAGTGTCTTTTCCGCTGGAAAACGGATCATTCACGTCTTGTTACAGACGCGGAGAGCCACTAACTTGCTGGCCTGGATGACGTAGGTGTGCTTGGTATCCCACACCCGTATCGTCTCCCAGTCCTGCACATACTTGGCTTCCGGGCCAAGCTCGTAGCGCTCTACAGCCTCTCCCTCCTGGATAATCAGGAAAGATTCACCTACGTCGGCCATGTATACAAACTCGTGCCGTTCCTCAACTTAAGGAACCAGTCGAAACCGCTAGCAGCAGCAGTAACCGTGCCGGTCACGGCAAAGGCTACTAGTTCTCCACCGGCCAGGCGTGGCGGCGCACATTGCCAGTCCACGTTTGCGGCCCACAGCTTCAGCTCATACGGCACAGCGGCACCGGCGATGTCGCCCGGCGTCTGGATATAGACATCCAGGCTGCTGCTGTAGATGGTGGGCTGCCAGGCGGTCCCGTTCCAGTAGAAGTTGTCGTAGAAGGTCTTGCTCTCCCAGAGGTAGTTGAAGTTGGCCGTGATGTTGCGAGCCAGGACCGGGAAGTCGTAGGGATAGTAGGAGCCGATGACCATTACCTGCCGGATGTCGGGAATGACGTTGGCAATCTCCAGGCTCAGGCCAGTGATCGTACCATGTTCTGAGCCGTCTGGAATCTCGATGCCACCCCGCACGCCAAGGGGTACGGTCGTCTCGTCCTTGGTCGTGTAGGCCCAACCACTGCCGTCCGGCGAGCTGATGGTCCGGCCCACTGCCTCGAAGCGCATGGTTGCATACTCGCCGGGCGTCACACCCAGCAGGATACGCACCGGCACCAGGTCTTCCATCTGCTCGTAGAGAGTAGCCGTGCCCGGAACGGAGCGGCGACCCGTGAGGTACTTCCCTGGAGCCGTGCTGTCTGCACCGCTGGGGAAGAGGTGTTCGTAGTAGGTGCCGCCCCCCATGCTGTTACTGGTGACGCTACCGGCGAAGGCGTACAACAGCCAGCCGATATAGTCATCCAGCGACGGCGCGAAGATGGCTGCACCCCCACCAAAGGCCCCCGTTTTCACGCTACCGGGAGGCACAAAGGAACCCCCGACCTGTGGCCCGATGTTACGAACGATCTGCTGTGGAGCTAGGTCTACCAGGTTTCCCTTATAGCCGTAGTAGGTTGTTGCGGCAGTGCCCTTGGCGGTTTGGGGTCCAAACCAAAACTTACCCAAACTACCCGATTGTAGTGTCATTTTCTTATCCTCCGATATATCTCATCGTAAGCGTTCCACCACAGGTGCCATTGGCGCTCGATGGCTCTATTCTTCCAAACCCACCTTCTGCCAAGCACCTGGTAGCGTTCCCGCTGCTCTTGTTTCGTTACAAGCGCCTTGATGGCCTCATACCAGCCTTCTGGCGTATGCTCTGCGATGATGCCCCGCTTGCCATGCCCCATCACTTTCTTGTAGTAGTCAAGCGGGCTGGCAATGATTGCCGAACCCCCGACTTTTCCAGTGGAAAGCTCCCGGCCACAGGCCATACCCTCTACTGCCTTGATGCTACTTTTTGCCCAGTTGAAACGGTCCTCTGGGTCTACCGGGCATAGCACGATGTCGGCCTGACGGACAACGCCGGGATATTCCTTGTAGTCTCGGAAGTCCTTGTCGGCATAGACCCGCTGTGGGTACTTGATAGGCAACTCGCCCAGGTAGTCAGGGATAAACCCCTGTAGTAGCAGGGCCACGTTGCCGTACTCGGCCATAATGCGCGGTAGCACGTCCTTGAGCACAATCCAGTCTTCGCTGTGTGTGACGGAGCCGGTCAGCCCCAACACGATCCAGTCATCGTCCCAGCGCTTCCACCTCTCCCATCCTTGCCATTCAGCAAAGTTGACACAGTTAGGCAGGATGTAGGTGCGCACGCCAGGGGCGATTGACTGCACCAGGTCGCGCATGTAGGGCGTGGTCACGGTGATAGCGTCGGCTAACTCTAGCAGCTCGCGGGCCAGGTCTACGTACTCGCTGTAACCCAGGTCCCGGCTGCCCCAGTGGTCGTCGTCATATTCCAGGACGATGTGCTGCTTGGTCTTTGCCAGTCGAAGCATGTCCAGTAGATGCGCCCGACCCCCTAGCTCCACACCCGTTAGCTCCTGTACCTGCTGGCGCATGGCTTCGGGAATCTTGTCAAACGTAATGCTCCCATCCACGCCATAGGGCAAGGGTCGGTGACGGGCCAAGACCCACATATCGTAGTCGGTGGGCCGTGTCTTGAGGCCGTACTTCCCCCCTGCCCATTCCCGCACCTTGCCGATGGGTGCCCAGTCCAGAACTGCACCGTCTACCCTCTCGCGGATTTGCTCATAAGGGATGCGAACACGATACTGCTCGCAACCGCCCATGACTCCATCGTCCCGCAAGTGGATAGCTAGAACAGTTGGATGTACTGGATTACCAGTCACCGGTGCCCCAGCTTTGTGTGGTGCCGTAGTATAGCCGGATGTACTTGCGTACAATCAGCGCCTCTCCTTCTTCCTGGTCTGTCCAGGCATCACCCCAGAATGGACCAAGCATTACGGTTTCCCCAAAGTCATCGGCAAGTAGGCTCCCGGTCCCTATCTTGGAACCTGCCTCGCGTAGCGCCTTGATGGTGCGGTTCTCCAGGATAGAGGCTAACTGGCCCGCATCTCTGCGCTCCAGGGTAAGCCCCGGCACCTCGTCACCCCACACCTCGATCTCGATGGTGAAGGCACGTTCCATCCGACTGCCACCACCTACCTGTTCGTAGTAGGAGCTGGCGCGAAGCTGGCTAGATTCTGTCTCCCCGAAGGGGCTACGCATTCCAACCAGCCTCGCACTTGCCGACAGTTCGGTGTAGCGAACTGGTCTATGGGGCCACTGCTTTGGGTTGTCAGGATCGTTCTCGTGGATGAGCACGACCACGCTATCAGGGTCGTCCTGTCTTGGCCCTACCTTGATGAGCGCCAGGCGAGAGGCATCGTCCTCGTCTACATCCGTCTGCAACTTTGTAGTTAGCAATGACTGAATGGCGTCGAGAATCTTGTCTACTACGCCTTGCTCAATAGGTAGAGTTGCCATTAGGCCCTGCCCAGTGCCACGAACTCTAGGACCTGGGGCGATGCGTACTTGTCCACCAGGCGCTCATATTCTTCCAACCATGCCTGTGCCTGTTCTTGCAATGGATTTCCTACGTTCTGGTCTTGCTTTCTTGCCCATTGTTCCAACCTCGCCCTTGAGGCGGCGTAGGGCCGATGTGCCAGATAACAGGCATAGGCGATAACTGCTTGCTCTCCCCACCTATGCGTGCGCAGGTCCAGGGTGTCGGTATTGTTCACCAGCGTTGTGTGGCTTGCGCCATAGTACAAGGTGAACGTGGAACCCTGGGGCAAACGCGGCAGGTAGAATTGGCTTTCCAGTGGAAAACCAACGATATACCGGCGCGGCTCGTCCAGTTGGTTCCAGATACCGGGCCTAGGCGCTGACATAGGTGCCAGAAATTCTTGATTGGACGCAGACTCAAAGTAGCCGTAGACGTTGGATATACTCAACGCATTCTCAGGCAAGCCATACTCGTGTTGACTGCTAACCACGGTATAGCTATTCGCTGAGGCGATAGGCACGTCCGTTGTCCACTGCGTGATCGCCATGTTGATGAACGTGTCAACGTCGTCAGCCGACCACTTCTTTGCGTCCGTATCCTTCAAGAAGGTCTGGACCCTACTTCGCAAGGTAGAGAGAGCTACAGTTGCCATTATTCGTTACCGTAGGTCTTGTAACCGGCGCGGCTGGTGTAGCCAGCAGAGAAGATGACCACGGCCGTCTCGGGCCGGAACAGGCCATAGTTATGCACACTGTCCCAGGAGACGCGATACATTGCCTCGCGGTCGTCAATTGCGGGCGGGAACATCAGCTTGGGCGGCTGGGCGAACCCACCGACCACGGCACCCGGAGCAGCCATGACCACGGCTGCGTGGATGTGCAGGCCCTTGGTGACATAGGCGTAGACGCCGACAGACAACGCCGTGTCATAGTCCATCTGGATCGGGCGGTCTACCGTGATGCGGTTGTTGGCGGTGTCGATGCTCACGATGCGGCGGTCAGTCTTGGTGCCGTCAGTGGGCAGCGGTGCGCTGACCACGGTGTAGGGCTGCGTGGCCCCGTCACTACGCAGGGTGTGGATGCTGATGGTGTCGCCCACGTCGTAGTCGGTGATTGCCCCTTCGAGCATCGTTCCGAGCTGGATGTAGCGGGTCGGGCCACTCTTCTGGCCGACCTTGTACGAACCCAGAACGGTCGTGGTGCTCGGATCGGGCGAACCGTCGCCAGCGCTGATAGCACTGGATACCGTGCCCTGAGCCTTGATGGTGCCACAGTTCCACAGGGTGTTGATGGGGTGCTGGACGTAGCGCAGGCCCTTGTACATGCCCATCTCGTAGCGAAGCAAGCTCTTAGCCCCAAGCTCCGAGTACTGGGCAATGCCCTTGTAGGTCGCGTCCTGCTGGGCCTGGTAGATCTGGCCCGGAGAGGCAAAAGCAACCGCGCTCACGCCGTTGGGGTTGTTGGGGTCCAAGACCTCGTTGTAGGCGAACTCCAACGACACGTCCATAGCGATGTCAGGATCGTACACGTCGCTAGAGCTGATGTCACCAAAGCCCGTGCCGCCGCCCGTGATGTAGAAGACAGGCAAGCTCAAGAACGCATTGCGGATCTGCTTCTCCATGTGATCCACAATGGCGGTAGACATGAATCGACGGCACAGCGGAGCAAGTTGCCCAGCCTGACGGCCACCACTGGTAAAAAAAGTTACCAGTTCGTCGTATTTCCTTCTGTTACTATCGACTTCCGCCGATTTAACCCCGTTGGGGCGGCTAGGTCATTTCTGCCTAGCTCTGCAAGTTCCAGGATACGTACCTTGCAGTTCGGACTGTCGCACCGCCCTCTAGTAAGATGCTAGGTGGGGCGCTCTCCCGCTCAGTCTCTGCGCCTGCACGGCTTTCGCCTGCTTGGCTCGGGTTACCCACGTCTGGGCTTTCCCAGTAATCAGGGAGAGTTTTTCCATCATGGATTTCGCCATGAGGGCACAAATACGTCTATGCAAAGCAACCTTGCCACCGTAGCTGGCAAGTTCCAACTCAACCTGCCAGCCGTCTGGGTGCATCGTCGGTAGCCAGAGGTCCCTGGCCCCGATAGCGGTGATGTCAGGCTCCAAGCCCCAAAGGCCGGTCCAGATCATCTTCTTGGTGCGCAGCGCGGCGAAATCTACCTTGATGGGCACCATCTGCGAATAGTTACTGGCCTGCCGGAAGGCGAATTGCAACTCAGGAACGTACCAATCGCGTTCCTTGATGTCAATCGCACTCCACGGTTCAGTCCCGTAATAGGTGTCGAAATCTCCTGTAGCCATTTCTGCTATCCTCCTGATAAGCTGATTCTTTGTTGGTGGTGGAGGATAGGCGTTACCCCTACTTCTTGATCTGGAAGCCTTCCAGGTGGCCGATTCTGCCCCTTACCTCGTTGATGGCCCTACCGATCTCGTCTACGGTCATCCAGGGTGTGGTCTGCCCAGGCGTGAACCTGCCTACCTTCTCATGCAAGCTCCAGTACTGCGCATCTGCGCGGGCTCGTGTGGCCTCGTCGGTGTCAGCATATTCC